TATAGTGAGGGGGTAATTTTTAAGGGCATACATCTTCTCACCAAAGAGCGTGACCCTGCCCCCTACACCATTTGGTGTTTGGAGTTGGTTAAAATCGTTAAAGATAAAGCTTTAGGCGACCTCACAGAGCTTACAGTAGCTACTGAGGCAGTCAAGGCAGGATATAATGTCCTTTTCCCATTTGGCGACCGTGAACGATATGATATGGCAATAGATATTGGTGGCCGTATCCTTCGTGTCCAGGTCAAGACTTGTGCTGTCAATAAATGGGGAAGCGGATTCACCATTGATTGCCGTACTGGTAATCATAAAGATGGGCAGTTAGTAAAACATCACTATACCGCAAATGAAGTTGAATACATGGCGACCTCATTTGAAGGTAAAGCGTATTTGATACCGATTGGCGAGTGTTACGCAACCAAGACGTTGCGATTCAAGGCGTCGGTAAATTGCAAAAATATTTCGTGGGCGCAGGACTATGAGCTAAGCAAAGTCCTGGACGAAATAGTAAAAACCATGTAGGTTGTTTTCATCGGGTTCCTGAGTGTGGATAGCTTAGGGCCGTTACCGTTGCGGGGAGTTCAAGAGGTCTTCCTTAACAAAACCTCTGATTTTTGTCCATGTGGTGTAAGGAAGCACAGATTCAGATGTTGGTTCAAATCCAACCGTGGGCCTTTCTGAACGATATTTTAGATGGATTGGAGATGATTGAACGGACGTTTTAAAAGAGATTATCGGTGATGAAAATACTGCTCCTATTCGTGATGGAGAACTAACGGACAAAGAAATTGGTGCAACGAATTTTCAGCACTTTGCTCTTACGTATTTCCCTCATATCTTTACCAAGCCATTAAGCCGATTCCATCGAGAGATGTTTACTGATGCCCAGCAGATGATTTTGGGTGATAAATTTAGCCAGCATTTCTTCGTTCGTGCAGCACCTCGTGGTTTCGGCAAATCCCGTATCATTTCGGTCGTCCTTCCTTTGTGGTGTATCTGTTATCAGTATCGGCACAATATCGTTTTAATTGCTGATACTGCTCCACAGTCGACAGAATATATCGCTACGATTAAAGATGAAATTGAATCTAACGAGTTACTCATTCGTGATTTCGGTCGTCTTAAATCAGAAGGGAAATGGACGGAACTTGAAATTGAAACCGACAACAACTGTCATGTATCTGCCAAGTCATCTGGCAAGGCAATCCGTGGTATGAACTGGCATAACTATCGACCAGACCTTGTTGTTATGGACGATTTGGAATCCGATGAACAAGTCAATACAGAAGAACAACGCGAAAAGCTTAGAACGTGGTTTACAAAGGTTGTGCTTCCGTTAGGGAATGAATATACCTCGTTTTTGTACGTCGGTTCAATTCTTCACTATGAAGCGTTGCTGAACATCGTTTTGACTAGTCCTAAGTATTCCAACTGGGATAGAAAGATTTACCGTTCGATTTATGAATTTTCCGATTCTCCTTTATGGGTGGAATGGGAAAAGTTATTTATTGATTTATCGGACAGCCATGCAGCCGATACCGCTTATAAGTTCTATGAAGAGCATAGAGAGGAAATGCTCAAGGGGACTAAGGTATTGTGGCCCGAATGGCGTGTTGACCGATATGGAAACTCCACGACCTATTATAATTTAATGATTCAAAGGTTACAGGATTCTGATGCATTTAATTCCGAATATCAGAACAATCCAATGACAGAAGAAACTCGAATTTTTAAGGAAGCGTGGATACAAAATAATTACTATTCTGAAACCCCTCAGATGAAACAAATCTATGCCGCTGTAGACCTTTCGATGGGGAAAACAAGGACAGCTGATACGTCTGCGATTATCATAGTTGGTCAAGGTGTAGACAATTATTTTTATATTCTGGAAGCCGACATTTCAAGACGAAGCCCTGACACAATCATTGCTGATATTATCAAGTACGTTGATAAATATGGTTCCGATTTGACAGGATTCATCGTTGAAACGAATGTATTCCAGGAATTTTTTGCAAATACTCTCGAAAAGACCTGCCGTGAAATGGGCCTTTATGTAAATTGGATAGAGCGGAAGAACGTGACTGGGGACAACAAGTTGTTGCGTATTAAGTCGATGGCTCCCAAGGTCAAGCTAGGCTATATCAAATTCAACCCGTTTCATCAGGTATTGGAAGCTCAATTAAAGGACTTCCCAAAAGGCCATGACGATGGCCCAGACGCACTTGAAATGTGCATTTCTCAATTTATGGAAAGTTCGTCTCGATTATCATTTGGCAGTGTAACTGGCAAGTTTGGTAAAAAGACGAACATGTTTACATTTCTCAAAGGGTGGAAGCTGTAAAGTTGAATATTACTAAAATAATTCAAGCAACCGCTCAGAAATTCATTAGAAGAAGTACCGCTTATAATTCGTATAGCTCTTGGTTCCCGTTCCCTATGGGGCCAGCTAAGAATCAAGAGCAAAAGGCCAATATCAAGACCCTTAGACGGTTGTCCAAGACGGCAATCGCTGGGGCAGCTATCGAACAGATTGAAGATGGTGTAAAGGCGTTGCAGTGGCATGTGGTGTCGGCTGACGGCAAGAAGCATATGAAAGAAATCGAGATGCTTACTCATATTATCCAACGGCCTAATCAGAATGACACGTACGACGATTTTATCACACAAATCTTGAACGATATGCTTGTTCTTGATATGGGGTGCTTTGAAAAGAAGAAAGTAAGTTCTAGCTATCAGCCGTTATATCTGTTTCCTATTGACGCTGAAACGGTCAAGGTCATCCCGGAATGGGACGGTGACCCGACTAAGCCGCGCTATGAACAGGAAGTCTATGGTAAGCCCACTTATTTCCTTGATTCTGAAATCGGTGTCATTACTAAGAATAAGAAAACTTACGTATGGACAGGCACTTCGCCGACAGAACTTGCATGGAAGCATATTCAATACTTTTTAGGTTGTCAAGAATATGCTGATTCCATTGCTTCTGATTCCATGCCAAAATACATAGTCAACCTTGGTGAAAAGGCTGGCGACCAGGAAATCCAGAATTTCCGTAACTATATCAAGAATGAAGTCCAAGGTCAGGACACGTTGGCTATGGTTGGCACTACCAAACTGGAAGCTCAGCAAGTATCGCCGATTGGTGACGATGCAGATTGTCTTTCGTGGCAGAAAATGCTGTTGCAGATTATAGCAGTTTGTTATAGAGTGCCGCCAGAACGTCTTGGTTCTGCTATTTCGAATGACCGTTCTACAACAGCTGACCAGGAAGAAAACTTCACGGAACATACGATTAAGCCGTGGGCAAAACTCATTGAGGGGGCTATCAACAAACACGTTGTCGAACTGCTCGGCCTTCAAGGTAAAGTTCGGTTTGAATATATTTTCTCTCCGACAGAAGTCCAGAAGACAGCTCTCAAAGATAGATGTGTTGATATGTTCAATTCCAATTTGATTACTTTCAATGAAGCCCGTAGAGCTATGCAAGGTGTTCTTCCTATTGAATTGCCGGATATTCCTGATGGGAATATTCGATTGAGTGAGTATCAAGCGTCATTACAGCTATTAACGCAGCCAAATAATGACAGCTCTGATAATAAAACAGACCCAAACAAAGGTGGTGAAGAAGACGGAAAATCAGAAGAATCTTAAATTCGATTCCACCAATGTGCAGGTTGAATTAACTACTGAACAACATCCCAACGCCATGTGCTTCACAGCTACATTCGCTCGTATTGGCACTCCTTCTGACGGTACTCCTTGTGGTGCAGATGAACCTGTAGTTATTGACGCAGAAGAAGCTGCTAAAAGTATCAAGACGATGAATTTCATGGGCATTGATTGCGAATGGGATGAATGGTGGCCCGAATATTGTATGACAGGCCACGACACACGGAACAAAATCGGTGTAGTACGAAATGCCTACATCGAAGGCAATGAGCTTAAAATTGACGGTCTTATTTATTCCAAAGATTTTAGTGACATTGCGTTTTTCATCAAAAATGCAACACCTTCTTTAGGCTTCTCGATGGAATGTTTGGCGTCGTCTGAAATCCAAGACGACAATTACGAACATTTACATGATATCACCTTCACAGGGGTTGCTATTTTATTTAAGAATTTGGCCGCATATGAAGACACATACCTCGATTATGTGGCGTCGAAGAAGAAAGGGACAAACGAATTGACAAAAGAAGAAATGGAACAGCTTATGGGTTCCTTTAAAGAAACTATTAGTGCTTCCCAGGCTGATTTTGAAAAGAGAATGGATGAAAAGTTTGAAGCCTTCAAAGCTTCTAAGGTAGAAGCAAATAAAGCCGAAGAAAAGAAAGACGAAATGTCCAAACTCAAAGAAGAATTGGAAGCCGCTAAGAGAGCTATGGCTGAACAGGAACAGAAAGCTAAAGAAGAATTGGAAGCTGCTAAAGCCAAGTTTGAACAGGAAAAGGCTGATTTGGAAGCCAAGCGTAAATCTAAGGCTGGTCATAAATCCTTGAACGCTTCTAAAGAAGAAATCCATGAAATTTGGAAAGATGGCTTTAGTAAAGGTTTGCCGAAGATGTTTGACAAGATGAAAGAAACTATGGAGGAACAGTAATAATTGAGTACCGACAAGACTAAATTTATTTCTGCTGCTAGTGTAGCAGATTACAACCAGTCCCATTATTGGGAGTTCCCTGAATTTCAGCAGGGTATTCAGGATTTCATTAATCGTAAAGTAACTATCCTGCCTCGTATCAAAACGGTTCCGGCTACTGGTTATCCGAGTCGTTATAAAGAACAGACTAAGCTTCCGCATAACGCAACGTTCGCTGACGTTCGTACTGGTGTCAAAGACGGTTCTTATGGTCAGACTCCTATCGTGACTGGGAAC